AACTAATGCTGAACCGCAGGATCGTAAGAAGCCATCGCAAGATGAGAAGATTAGCCGCTGATATCCAAACATTAGGGTTAATCGCGCTACTCAAGAAAGTAAACAAGATATGGAACGATACAGTGGATGGTGTACTTTACCATAAGTGCTGGTAATGAATAAGATAATATGCAAATACCTAAAGGCAAAGAAACTCTGGAAACCCGATGTATGCGAACTATGCAGAAATCGAAATCATTGCAAAGAAAGGAAATCTAAATGATAAGTTTAAATGTGCATAATATAGAGAACGTAGTAGTAGAACCAGTAGCAAAAAAGGTTTTTGAGGGCAGCTATTGCAGGAAAATCATAATTAGAACAAGCGAGGTAGATATGGTGGAGATATATCTATTCGCTTCTAAGCCTGAGATATTGGATCAGGTGAAGCTATGAACCCTGAATGTCCTTGCTGTGATAGAGAAATGAAAGAAATAGAGATACCAATAGACACCGATGAGAGGGGCGAAACAGAGGTTGTGGGGTATGAGTGCGAACCTTGTGGAATACAAGTTGATCTAAACGGAGAGGAGATATAAGATGGCAGACAAAAATGAGGTAGCAATAAAGACAGATAGTAACAGCCCTGCAGAAATGATAAGAGTAGCAGTAGCAGGAGGAGCAGACCTTGAGAAATTAAAGGGATTGCTTGACTTACAAGAAAGATGGGAAGCGAGAGAGGCCCGGAAAGCCTATCATATCGCAATGGCAGAGTTCAAAGCTAACCCCCCTGAAATCGGAAAGGATAGAACTGTTAATATCCCCCATAAAGATGGTCGCGGAAAGACAACATATAATCACGCTTCATTAGCTAATGTAACCGATAAGATAAGCGCGGAACTCAGCAAGCACGGACTATCTGCTTCTTGGGTTACAAAGCAAAATGGTGCTGTTTCTGTAACTTGTAAGATTACCCACATCAAAGGTCACAGCGAAGAGACTACCCTCTCAGCTCCGGCAGATAATACAGGGTCTAAGAACATTATACAAGCTATATGTAGCACCATCACCTATCTTGAGAGATACACCCTGTTGGCTCTTACAGGCCTCGCCACAAGAGATATGGACGATGACGGCAAAGCCTCTGCTAATGTAGAGCTTGTCTCCGAAAAAGAGGTTAATCAGATGACCGATTATATCACAACCCTCAAGATTGATATGGCTAAGTTTCTTGAGTATATGAAGATAGATAAAATCCAAGATATGCCAAAGAAAGACTTCAAGAAAGCAATGGCAGCTATACAGCAGAAGAAGAGAGTGGATGGTGCGAAATAAATGATTGACAACTCCAACCTAAATATGGGTGCAAAGTGGAGAAAAAATATGCCAATAATTGAGCGAGGGTTTTTGCAACTATCAGATGAATGGTTTTCTGCAAGAGCAGGAAATCCTGGAGTTTCTAATTTTGATAAAATAGTAACAATGAAAGGAGAGCCAAGCAAGAGTAGAAAAGATTATATGTTACAGATGGCATCAGAGAAGATTAGAGGTAAAGCTGACGAAACATTTAAATCTCAGGCAATGGAAAATGGAACTATTAGAGAGGCTGAAGCGCGAGCATTGTTTGAGTTGTTAAATGACATAGAAGTTGAGCAAGTGGCTATGGTGTATAAAGACGAAAAGAAACTATTCCATGCCAGCCCGGACGGATTAATAGGGAAAGATGGTGGTATAGAAATTAAGTGTCCGCTCGGTAAAACGCATGCTAACTATCTTTATGATAATAAACTACCATCACAATACTATGTCCAATTGCAAAGCAGTATGTATGTTTGTGAAAGAAAATACTGGTGGTTCATGAGTTATGTAGATGGTCTTAAACCTCTATTTATAAGAGTAGAGCGCGATGAGGTATTCTTAAAGGCTCTCAAGATCGAGCTTGAGGTCTTTTGTGTAGAGCTTAACGATGTAATAGAAAGGATAAAATAATGGAAAATCAGCTTCAAGTGATTGTAAAGGAAAGCGGTCTCGAAACAACGAAAGCTAACTTCATTCTTGAGCAGTTCCAGGACTATTTCAAGATAGCCGCAGAATGGGAAGCAAGAGCAAAAACTCTTGTTGTAACTAAAGAAGAACAGACGGCAGAAATACAGATGGCAAGGACAGGCAGACTATTCCTAAGAGAAAAGAGAATAGCGGTCGAGAAAGTCCGTAAAGAATTAAAGGAACAAGCCCTTAGAGAGGGCAAGGCGATTGATGGAATAGCCAATGTCTTAAAGGCTCTGATAGTTCCAATAGAGGAATATCTTGGCAAGCAAGAGAAGTTTGTGGAGATACAGGCAGAGATAAAAGCCGAAGCCAAGCGTCAGGAAATAGAGAAGCGTATAGCCGAAGAAGAACGGATCGCGGAAGAAGAACGGATTAAAGAACAAGAGCGCATCAGATTAGAGAATGAGAAACTCAAGAAAGAAGCTATCAAAAAGGAAAAAGCACTATTAGCAGAGCGTAAAAAGCAAGAAGCAATCTTAGCTCAAGAACGCGCTAAAGCAGATGCAGAGAAGAAAGCCTTAGAAGAAAAGGCTCGTAAAGAGCGAGAGGCGCAGGAGAAGATTTTAGCTGATGAGAAGGCTAAAGCTGAAGCTGAGAGAAAGAAAGTTGAGGATAAGGCTCGTAAGGAAAGAGAGGAGCGAGAACAAAAAGAAGTCGCAGAAATAGCCAAGCGAGAAAAGCAACAGGCAATAGAAGCAGAGCATAGAAGAAAAGAGCAGGAAGCGTCACAGGCCAAAATTGAAGCAGAGCGTAAAGAAAAAGAACGACTTGAGGAATTATTAAAAAGTCAGGTTGAATGCCCTAAATGTGGACATAAGTTTTCACCAAACAAGAAAGGATAAAGTCATGAATTTTGTAGTGCGTATGCCAAGCGACAAAGAAACAGCTAATGCGAATGAACGCAACGCAAAGCCATTCTTCCCCAGAATCGGGAGCTGGTTTGTAAGCAAAAAAGGGGATACATTTGTTAAACTAGATATGTTCCCTGATATCTTATTAATGCTCAGCAAGCCACGTGAGCAAGAAGTAGACCAAACAGATGGAATGAATTTCTAGGGTAGCCCATAAGGGGAGGTTACTCCGAAGGTGCCTCCCCCTACCCCAGAAAGGATAATATGAAAGAACAAGAATTATTAAGAGTTGCGCAACAAATAGAAGTAAGAATAAATGCCCTCTCGGTGGGTAGGAAGGAACTCTCCGAAAGAACTAAGAACAAAGCTCAAGCGATAGCCGAATATGAGAAAGCCGTAGCAATAACAATTATCCGGCTCAAGAATGGAGTGGTATACGAGCTAGACGGAAACCCTGTAAAGAACCCCATAGCCAGTATCACAGAGAAAATCGCAAGAGGGATATGTTGGCAAGAGAAGTTAAATATGGAACAAGCAGAGGGCGAGTATAAGGCTGCGATCGTTGGCATGCAGTCTTTACAGGCAGAGATGAACGGGTATCAGAGTATTTATAAGCACCTTGAGGAGTTGTAAAGACTACGAACAGAACAAGGCGTTTAGAGAATGAAAGGAGCGCTATGAAAAAATCAAGCCAGGAACAAAGAATACTAAACTACCTATTTACAGGTAGGAGTCTCACAGCACTACAAGCCTATAAAAAAGGATGGGGTATGAGATTGTCGGGACGCATTTACGATTTGCGGGCTAAAGGTAATGTCATTGAAAAATATATGGTAAGTAAGGGTGGGAGTAGGTTTGCTGAA